TTCCACTTGTTGCTTGATAAACATGAGCAACAAGTGGAACATCAAGAATTACTCTTTGGTCAACTGACCTCAACGGTTATTAACTGGGGATTTTGTAGACCAGAACAACCAGCTAAGCCAAGAGATTATATGCCATCGCAATGGGCACAATTGTATAACGTGCGGAAGCCACGGTTATCAAGAAAGGTAAAAGAGAAGGTATCTAAACAAATAGAATCTTGTTTATGGACGCTTTATAAAACACAACAGGCGAAACTTGGAAAGCCAGTTATCAATAAATAGGGATAGATATGGCAGAGATTTATATTAGAGGAATCGAAGAAACCGCAGCGGCACTTGAAGCTATGCCAGATCGTATCGCTAAAGTGGCTACTGTAAAAGCGTTAAATGCTGCCGTGAAACCTATTATGGAAGAAATGTCACCACGTATTCCTGTTGGTGCAACTGGTAAGTTAAGGGCGGCACTCATGTATATCATTAATGTAGCTGCGGATGGAAGAAATGCGGTTGCTTCCATTGGATTCGGTAAAATGGGGTATCTTGCACGGTGGATTGAATTTGGAACACACCATCTTGGTCATAAACCGAAAAAGGTAGATACGGGTGTATTACTACCGGCAAGACCATTTATGCGCCCAGCGGCAGAAACGGCCGCTGCGGCCGCTATAGAAGCTTTCGCGGCTTCTGTAAAAGAGTCGCTTGATGAAGGATTAACGTAATGAAATATTACGTGTATAAAGGAATTAAACAGGAGGTATCAGTATGAGCGTTCGCGCCGGCCAGATAACAATCGACCTAACAACTGGAGATTCCCGTTTTATCACCGAAATGAAAGCCGCTGGTGGTGAGGTTCGCCAATTTGGTACAACCGCTCGTGGGGAAACTGCATCAGTCCGTGCAGCCTTTGAGTTAATGAAGGGTGATATCAATTCCAGTCGCTTACAAGTTCATGCATTGATGGAATTATTCCCTAGTCTTGGTAAAGCGATGAATGCTGCTTTCTCGGGAATTGCTATTGTAGCTGTTATTGGAATGCTTTACGAAGCTACAAAAAAAGTAGGTGAGTTCTACACTAAAATTGAAGAAGGACAACAGAGAAGTAATGAGGCATTCAATAAATTACACGATAGTTTAGGATTAACCATAGATGATTTGAAGATTGCTAATGACAGACTAGACATTGATATCGCCAAACTTCAAGGCAAACCAACTAACAACCTTGCGTTAGCATTAGATGAAGCACGCAAATATGCTGATAAGTTGGGAGAATCTTTACAGACTGATATTGACAAGGAAATCAAATTACTTGAAAGTCAGCAAACATCTTGGTATTCACGGATGTTAGGAACTGCAAGTAATGTTGGTGTAACTAATATGATGAAGGAAGAAAAGATAGCATTAGAAGGGACACACACAGACCAAGAACGACAAACTACTACAGACTATTACACTAATATCTTTCAAGGGTGGCACGATATTTTACGTGCCCAACAGGATGAGAGAGAAAAGAACTTACAACTTATTCACGAGCAGGGTGAATTACGTCACGGAAGTTGGTATGTTGGCAATATTGCCAACAATGTTGGCAATAGAATCAACGTAGGACCTGACCAAGAAAAGACACTTACCGCCCTTGATGAAGCCTTAGATTATCAAAAACAACAAAGGGAAATCCTTGGGTTATCCGCAAGTAATCAAGCTAAGGAAGGTAGAAAAGGGCAATTAACAGATGAATATGAAGCTAGCAAAAAAGAATCGGAACAATGGCATAAAAGAGAAGAGTTCACAACCAAATATTGGAAATATTTTGATGAAAAACGGCAAAAAGCATTTGATAACTTAGTAGAAGATTCAAAAGCTCGTGTAGAGCCACAGATGATGGCAGCATTAAGCAAAGAAAATGTAGAATTTACACAAGAACAGTTAAGTGTAAAGCTTCCTGGTTTTGCTGGTATATTACCGCAACGTCCAGCCGGTTATAAGACCTCCGAGGAAATGAACGAGGATGCACGTCACGCGCAGGCTATGGGTGCTAGCCCCGCACAAGTGGCTCAAATGCGGTTACAAGCCGTGCAAACCACTTTAGATAGGGAACTTAACATCCTTGATGTCAATCGAGATCAAGCAAAGATCCAGGAGGCAAAAGATAAAGCTGCCGAAGCATCCTTACATATCCAGAATGAGGAACAAGAACGAATTCATAAAAATCAGATAGAAGCTGCCAAAGCACAACAAGAAGCTGCCAAACAGCAACTTGAACAGATTAAAGAGGTTTTACAACCATTGATTCATGGTATCAGTGAAGAATTGACAAAAACCATTACTGGTCAACATACATCTTGGGGTAAAACTTTAGAAGGTGCCGGTAGATCAATGATGACCAAGGGGTTTGAAACCTTACTTGGTGGTGGTAAGTTGGGTACAAGATCTAACCCAATGATGGTTGAGGATGTTAATAGCTCTAAGAGCGATAATGCTGGTGGTGGTGGGTTATTAGGAAAGTTATTTAATAAATTCCAACCAAAGGGATATGCTGGTGGTGGTTCTGTTAATCCATATGAAACGTTCATAGCTGGTGAAACTGGACCGGAGATAATTCAGATGGGTGGTGCTGGTGGTAATGTGGTACCAAATCACCGCATAACCAATGGAGGAATACAAATCGGGAATATGGATTTTAGAAATGCTCCAATAGGAGTTGAGAATAGAGTTAGATCGACTATTGCAACGATTTCGGCTGCTATGAAAATTCAATCTAATTTAGAACGGTTTGTACCGCAACGGAGCTAATATGTCATTTACACCAACAGGAACAAATATTACAATGCCATCTATTGGATCTGGAATTAATCCAGGACCTAAGGGGTTTGAATTCTCACATAATCCAATTGTTTCTGTAACCAATAACCTATTTAATGGATCAATACAAACATTTGTATGGAGTGCTGGTACAAATGGATTAGCTGTGGCACCTAAAGAGGTATCGGTAGCTTATGCAGCAATGACAACTGCCGAAGGTCAAGTGGCTGTTGTGTTTCTTGAAAGTTTAAATGGTCAAGTGAATTATTTTTATTTCCCAACAGCGGTATGTAACCTGGCTTTGAACGAATTAACATATGATGGTGTTTTGAATAGTTCAAATCCAAGACCATTTCGATTGAAGTCAGCATCAAGTAAGTGGAGTTTGCAAATCGGTAATATATATTCGGTTGCATTTGAGGTCAGAGAGGCAATGAATTAAATGCGAGATATGAGTAGCGATATGTTGGCAGCTTTATCAACAACACCAGTATATCCGATCTTTTTTGTCCAACTACAGTTTTTATCTTCAAGCCTTAATGTCTGTTCCTCACCAGCTTCTGTTACTTGGAATGGTGTAACTTGGAGTCCATTACCTGGATTGATTGATTTGAATTTAGCTGAAGAGTCTAGCGCACTTGAAAATAAGGAAATGGAATTATGTTTCAATGGATTAGATCCTATAGTTCTACCACTGATTCAAAATTACTTTCTTTTAGGCTTGCCGATTACTATTTGGTTTGGATGTTTAACTGCCGCTGGCTCAATTATTGATAGTCCTTATAACATAGGGACCTGGCGAATGGATCAACCTAATGTGAATATCGATATAACTGATTTACGGCTGACATTAAAAGCAGACCCAAAATTGATTGATATGAATGTACCACAGAATTATATCTATGACAACGAGACACAACAGAGTTTACCAGGGTGTGCTGGTGATTTAGGATTTAGCTTCAAAAATAGCTTACTCAGCCAAACGCTTTATTGGGGGAACATCGCCGGTGGATTCAAGGTTTAAGAAAGTAGTATAGCATATGGGTTTCGATTTCTCAGATTTACTTAAAGAAGATAATGCACCTATTAATAATACAGGTGAGGTCCAAAGTATCGCGTCTAAAAGTTTATCATCCGCTACTGCAATGCTACCACCGGGAATATCTCAGGTCGCTCAAATAGAAGCAGGAATGCTTATTCATGAAATAGGAGCTCTAATTCATGGTAAGCAAACAAAAGGTCCGGGTATAAGTGAGACTAATGATATTGGACCGTTTCAAGTAATATATGGCGGACCTGTTAAAGTCTCTGGTGAGTTGGTTTATCAACAAAGCTGGGGAAATAATAATGATATGCTTGATATGGTATTTGTGGTCGCTTGCCATCCGTGCCAATCTATTCAAGCTGTTTATATGGATGATTATCGGCTTCAAATTAATTCTGCTGCAATCCCATTTAATGGTTTATTTGGATGTGAGTCATTAAGCGGAACTAATGAAAAATTGGACAATCAAAATTATAATATTGCTAGTGTATCGAGAAACAATGATGTTGTTACGGTAACTTGTACAAGAAACATTCCGTGGTTAACATCAGGAGATCAGATTATTTTACAAGGATTTCCAGCAACACTATCTGGCATACCTACTCAATCTATCAATGGGCAGTTTCCCGTGGCATCTATTGAAGCTCAAGTGGCTGCTGGTGGTTTGGAACAAACTGGTCTATCCATGACCTCTGAAGGTTCAGAATATATACTAGCACAGAATGTTCCATTAATGGGTGGCACTGGTTCAGGGGCACAAATCATAATCAAGGGCGTTGATTCATCTGGTGCTATTACAGATTGGATCCTTGGGAACAATGTAGGGTCAGGATATAAAGTTGGTGATTCATTAGTCGTCCGACAAATTGTTGGTGGGGTAAGTAATTTTAGTGCCACAATAACTGTAAGTAGTGTAACAGCCGATGGCGGAATCACTTTCACAGTATTAAATGGTGGAGAACCTCTACCCCTTCAAACAAGTGGATTAAGTAATGCTTCTGCTGCTACTTGTTGGAATGTAGAATTTAACGACCAAATAATCTATGTTGAATCTATTTTAGGTGATCAAGGACCAAATAATACATTCGCAGGTATGTTAGTTGGGACTCCTTGGCTTGGTAACTCACAACAGCTAGTCAGCCCCGCATGTCCAAATATCTATAACATTCCAGAAGATATAGCTATAGAGATAGCGGGTGGTTTTTTTGGTGGTGTAGTTGGTGCTACTATTGCCTCACTTTGGATCGAACTATATGGCAATTCAGGACCTGGTACTAATAATCCCAACGGTGGTCAAAATATACTCAACCCTTGGACGCAACAGTGTAATTTACTTGGCAAAACCGCAATTTTTATTCGCTTAACTAGGAATCACGGCAGTAAAAATTATGACTTCAATAATACAATACCTAAATTCTCGTTCTTAGTAAATGGATATAATCAAATTTATGATCCGCGAAACACTGATGCTCCTCTTGGTTTTTCAGGAGGTGAAGCTAATTCTGGTCTTACTGGAATAGGATCTATCGCTTTAGTAAGTGGAACACCATCAGATTATTCAACTAGTGGAACAACAGTTGATATAATTCAATCAGGTGGTACCAATGGTCAAATCATATTGACTAATAGCAGTGGAGTAATCACCGGTGAAATGATAAACGCCGGTAATGGTTATTCACTTGGACCTGCAACTGCGAGTAGTGGTGATGTTATATTCAATATTACTAGTATTGGTACAATTACGGGAATTGGATCTAATGTTACCGTCAATCAAGGCGGATCCGGATATCTGCCAGGTGATCTGGTAACGGTCACTGAATTTGGAGCAATGGGTGGTGAATTATTAGTTACAACTGCTCCTGGTGGGATTGTAAGTGGTGTAATTCCTTGTCCTACTGCTGGGTGCCAAGGATTCTTTTATTCGCCAGCATCTAACTTACCTACTTGGAACAGTAATGGGCATGGGACGAGCTTAACAGTCAATATCACATCTAACTCACCAGCAAACATAATGAATTCAAGTGGTAATACCGCTGCTGGGTTCAGCGCTAATCCAGTGTTGATTACTGCTGATATGTTAATAAATCAGCTATGGGGATATAAATGTTTGCCAACTGAAATGGATTGGAATCAGATAATGAATGAGGCGTATATTGTAGATTCACCTGAAAATGTATGGACACCACCTGGCTCGGTTGAAAGTAACACTGAGCCACTTTTCAGTTGTTGCGGTTCCTTTAAGATGAATCAGAAACGTGGTGAAGTAATAGAAGATATCTTAGCATCGATGGGTGGTAAAATCACTTATATAGGCGGGAAATATCAAATTTGGTCAAGCGTTTGGGCAAACCCAACGGTTAATGGAATCTCTGTCGGTTCCGGAACTGGATTACATACACCAGGTTACACGATAACCTCATACGATTTGTTAGCTAATGCAATTGGTCCTCTTAAATTAAACTTGGCTGAATCAATTACAAATCTTTTTAATGGAGTTAAAGGTATCTATTGCTCACCAGAGAATAAGTATAATAAAACTTCATTTCCTCCTTATGCTCAGGACGCGGACCATTTTTATGATGGACCATCCGCGTATGCTGGTGATATTAATTTAGCATTTGATAATGGATATGGAACAACATATGGTGATGCCATTTACATTAATGGTATAGTTAATCGTCGATGGGCTGATATTGATTTACAGTTTGTGACTTCATGCCGGCAAGCACAACAATTAGCAAAAATAACATTATTACACAAACGCCAACAAGGTGGTGGAACTTGGATAAGTGGGAGTATTTTATGTAATATGTCTGCCTATCAATATGTACCGGGGGATATAGTGAACTTTATTTATACACCATTAGGCTGGACCGTAGAAACACCCAAAACTGTAGAAATCACTGGTGTCCGATTGACTACCGATAAAGATAACAATGGAGCAATTAAACTTGGTTGTGAATTATCATTTGTCGGAACTAATGAGAACATTTACGATTGGAGTATTGATGAACAAATGAGTGCCGCTGGATTCGTTCAATCAACATTCCCAATTGATTTAACAACTCAGAAACAAACTTATCCTTGGTCCCCAGGATTTATTAGTCCACTTACTGGTGATTCTTATCCTGGTCCTGCATCATTTGGATCTCAAGTACTTTATTCAAGCGACCAACAAGGAAATGGAGTTGTCCAATTAATTATCGAAGGTACACCACCAATTAATGACTTAGATACTTCAATTTATCCTCCAGCACTTTCTGCTAACCAATGTCAGATATTACCAACTGGTGGTAGTTTAACTGGTGCTTCTTCAAGTGGTACAACTTATATGATTGGTATATCCGCTCGGAGTGCAAGTGGCTCTGTATATGAAAATACCGATTATAATGGAATTGCAAACATCTTTATACCGTCAGGTACTACGGCTGGATCAGTTGTGATGACACCTAACTGGGCACCTGGTGATACTGGGGCAGATGTTTATATGGCGTTAGGTAGCGATCCTACTAATGCTATATGGCACTGGAATCAAACTGTATCTTCAGATGTTGGAACGATAACGATTACATCATTTAATCAAGCGACTCCTGGTGGTCCTGATACTGTGTGCAATCATTTAGTAATCAATGCATTCCAGGAGAATCATTCTGGACCTTGGGATGGGGTTGTTACCGGAGTAACATCAAATACTGTTACTATAACAGCACCTATATTATCTTCTACATCTGGTACAAGTGGTACTAATGGTCAATTGGCTGGTCTTACATTATCATTATTATCTAAGGGGCCGCTTGGTGTAGATTGCCCAATAGTAAATTTGCCTATATTATCGCATCCAGCCAATTCTACTTCTGGAGCACCAGTTATATTTACAATTAATTCAGCATATACAACAGATTTGACAACTCTATTAGACATTGGTGATTTACTAACATTACGATTCAATGGTACATTTACCGATAATACAATGACTGATTCTAACTTAGAAAATAGTTATTATCCAAGTGGAGCGGGAAGTGGAGATGTTGGTAAGTGTTTTGTTGTCTTAACT